CCTCCGTGAACAGCGCGTTCACCTCGAACGGAGTCATGCGGTCACCGCCCGCTGCTGACGAGCCGCGAGGATGTCATGCACCTGCGCGCCCTGCTCGTACGACGAAACCGAACCAGCGCGTGTGCCCTGCTGCTCCTGACGGAACTCGGCCTGCTTCCGCAGCCAGTTCGTGAACCCGGCGTTCCAGTTCTTCAGCCGGCGGTGCTTCCGTGCCGCGTGCTCACGAAACCGCTGGTACTCGGCGCGGACGTCGAGGTGCAGCGCTGCTGCCTTGTCGATGTGCCCCTGGTTCGGTCGCCACCCATCCGGGATGAGCGTCCCGTCGACGGATTCATCCGGCGACAGAAGAACTGGTGATTCACTCTGGTGGTTCTCTAGTGGTTCTTCCTTATATGTACCGGTCACTGTGACCGGTGAGGTTGGCCTGTGTGACCGGTGAGGTTGGTCAGCGTGACCGGTGGGCTGTGCGCCTACCGGGCAATCTGACCGGTAGTTGTCGAGAGTCGCGCCGACCTGCAGCACGTACCTATCCGACGTGCGGTAGCCACCATTCGTCCGGCGCTCTTCACGGACCAGTAGGCCCCCGTCCTCGAGGCGGTTCAGAGCCCTCCGCACGGTGCTCTCGGACGCGCCGGTCATCCGCGACAGCGTCGCCTGACCCGGGTAGCACGACTGCTTCTCGTCGGCCATGTCCGCCAGTGCCACGAGAACGAACTTCTCCGGCATCTTGAGTCCGAGCTCCCACGCCCAGTTCGTCGCCTTGTAGCTCACGACCCGCTCCCTTCCACTTCCACGGCCCGACCGTCCAAAGTCAAGAGCCACCAAGATCCGTCTCTCCTCTGCACCCGCACCCGGTCCGGGTCGAACGCGGAACCCCGGCCGAGGCGGGAGATCAGCACCCCCCGGAACAGGGCCACATCCCGGTTCTTCTCCGCCTCCCCGTGGCACCCGGTGGTGCCGGACCCGCAGAGGGTGAGGGCGTTCGCGGGTGACGCGACTGCGTCCGCTCCGCGTTTGCCTGCACCTCCGGCGCCGCGCGGCTTCCGGTGATGCATCGACCAGCCGATGCCGCGGTCCTCGAACCGCAGGTGGCGGCGGCAGAGGAAGCACGCCGACCCGTCCCGCGTGAAGAACACCAGCCGCACCGTCTGAGGCGTGAACTCGCCAGCAGCCATCAGGACACCTCGTCCGTCCACGCTGCGACCGGTCGGCCAATACCGATGTGAGCGACGTGCAAACCGTCGTGCTCGAAGAGTCGCGTGCACTCCGGGTCGAGGCTGAACTCATCCACACGTCCGCTGTTCACCACCATGAGCAGGCGGGCGCGGCACTGGTCCTCCAGAAGCACCATCTCCGCGTGCGGGAACTCGCCCTGCACAGACCAGCGCGTCTGCTTCGGGTCCACGGGAAGGGCGAGGAAGGTAACTCCGTCAGGCCGATCCACCATGCCGCGCATCACAGCACCGCGCGTAGTGTGAAATGTCCGTGTCACTCGAGGCGTACGCATCACGCACCCCCGCCGTATGTCTCGGCGGCGCGCATCTGACGCGCATCCACCACGTCGGACCGGGTCTTGTCGATGTCCTTGTCGACCGTGCGGAGGTGTTCCTTCACACCCCGCCACGCGGCTTCGGCTTCGTGCATCCGGTTCCGGTGCTCCTGCGCCGCCGCGGAAGCGATGACATGGGCCGCGGCTACGGACCTGCCACCCTCGACCTCCGTCTTCGTCGTGTCCCGCAGGGCCGTCTCGTACTTCGCCCGCGACGTGCCCACGTTGATCGCCGCAGCCGCATGCGCCCGGGCCAGGACACCCCTCGTGATGATGAGCCGCTCCATATGCGTCTCCCGGTCCGCGTCCTTGAGCGCGTCGAACAGATCCGCGTGCAACGCGTTGCCCGGGTCGAACGGTGCGATGCCGAGGCGGGCGAGGAAACGCTCGAGCGGGGTCACGACGTTGCCGCCTTGTCCACCCGGACCCGCTCCGACGTCCGCAGCTCGTACGTGACCTCCGCGCCACCATCGGTACGCGCCGTCACGTACACGCAACCCGGCGTCCCGTGCCTTCGAACCGCCACCACGGTGGAAACCCCGGCAGAGAGGCGCACAACGTCGCCCAGACGCACATGCCGCGCCTCCACCATCCCCGGGATCAGCCCACCCAGGACACGCCAGTCGATGTGAGCGGCAGCCCACTCCGCACCAGCCCGGAACCCATCCGCGGAACAGATCCGGGTGATCTCGTTCTCCGGCCCGAAGTTCGCCGGCTCCCATGAGTACGCCGTGACCGCGTCATCCAGCGACGCCGTGAACCCGCTCATGCCGGGACCTGCGCAGTCGGAGGCCAGGCCGCCGAGACCTCGTTGGCCGGAACGGAATCCTTCGGCGCCCACGCATCCACATCCAGCTCGGCACGACGCGCGGCCATAGCATCCACGTAGGCCTTCATGCTGTGGATCTTCAGACCCTTGGCGTGCGCGTCGATCTTGTCGAGCTCACGAGCATCCGGAGCCTTCGCGATCGCCGCGACCGCAGCAGCCACCTTCTCCGCCGCGGTCTCCCGCGACACCTCGTTACCCGACCGGTCCGCGACGACCGTCGCGTGCGACCGCTCCCCCGCACCCTCACCGATACCGAGGTCCGCCCACAGCTTCTCCACCGTGAACCCCGGGTACTGGCGGGGACCCTCGAGCATCACCCGGATCGACTTCAGCTTCGTGACCAGGAACTGTCCCCGCTCCCGCAGCTCCACCACCCCGGCCGCGTCGAACACCAGACACTTGTGCGCCTGCACCTTCCAGTCCTTCGCGCCGGTCGGTTGCCCGTTCTCCATCACCGCCACCGGATCCAACCGGGCAGTGACAACCACCGGGCCCTGGTGGAGACGGAGCGTGTTCATCACGTCGTTCCACTGGTCCGCCGCGAGGTTCCACAGATCCATCGAGATCGTGAAGTCACCGTTCGGGTTCCGCCGGCCCTTCGCCCGCTTGTTCGCGATCGCCTGCACGTTGTCCTGGATCAGCGTCCACAGCCGCGACATCGAATCGACGACGATCAACGTCTGCAGGTCACCGGCAGGCTCGTCCACCGCGGCCTTGATCGCGGCGAGGATCCCCGGGTAGGTGCCGTCGTGGACGACGATGTCGAACTCAACACCCGGGATCAGGGAGTACTCGTCCGGGTCGTCCTCACCGATCCCGATGTACAGCGTCCGACCCACCAGCGGCGAAGCTGACGCCGACAACGCCGCGAACGTCTTCCCCGCACCTTCTCGTCCTGCGAGCAGCAGGATCGGCCACGACGCTCTCCCCGTGGGCTTACGTGTTGTCAGAGTCATTTCTTTCCCTCTCTGGAAGTCGTGTCGTGGGGCCAGCCGTATTCGCGCTGGTCGCGTTCTCCTTCGCACCAGCACCCGTCGCACGAATGCACGCCAGGCGGGTGGTGATATCCGTGGGGGCAGAGCCGGATCTCGGTCACGTCAGTCCTCCTCGAACTCGTACGCGCATTCGGGGCACAGCCCCTCCTTGTCGATGACCACCCGCCGTTCACACCGCGGGCACTCGGCCGGGATCTTCGGATCCCCCACGAACAGGGGCCAGAACACCGACCCGCTCTCTTTCCGCAGCTCCGCCAACAGCTCCCCCTGCGACAGGTCACCGACGGCGAGCTGCAACGTCAGGACGTCCTGCACACCCCGCCAGTACCCGGACCTGTGCCCCTGCTTCGCGGACACCCCGAGGTTGTGCCACCGCACGTTCCAGAACGCCGACTCGGCTGCCGCCTGCCGCCTGCCCAGGTCCAGGCGGAGACGCGTCATGAACGGCCGGTCAGGGACCTGCTGCTCCTCGACGGTCATGACGCACCCCCGACCGGGGTGACGGTGACGTGCACACCTGGTGCCTCGCCGTACACCTTTGACGTCTGCACCTGCACGACCTGCGAGTCGTCGCCCCACACCTCACCGGAGTCGGTGATCCCGTCGAGCAGGGCACGGAGCAGCTTGTCCAGGTCGGGGCGGACGTGCGGGAACTCCCGCTTCACCGACGCCGGCCGAGGAAGGACGAATGACGCTTCCACCCGCACCGGACCCGCGAGGGCAGGGCGGTGCACCCACGTCGCCGCCGCCGCACGCGCCACGGACTCACGCCACGGCTTCAGCAGCGCCGGGTTCTTGTCGACGATCACCGCGCGCCCGCCGCGGACGTACGCCGTCTTCGAGCCCTGCGGCTGCGGGACACCGGGGACGAAGAACACCGCGCTCATGACCGCACCTCCCCGAGGGGGCGGCGTCCGCGTCCCTGCTGCTCCTCACACAGGTCACGGCGGAGTTGGTCGCGTTCGTCCACGGCACGAAGCAGCACGTCGAACTCGTCGAGGTAGATCGGCACCCGGTACCAGTTGGGCGCCTTGGCGAGCGTTTCCGCGTTGGTTTCGAGCCACCGTCGCAGGTTCGCGAGGGTGCGGGCGTCGGACTCGGCGCTCACGACCGGGCCTCCCTCGCGGCTTCGAGGGCCTCCGCTTTGGACAGCATCCATGCGCGAGCAGGTGCCGCCCAGCGGAACAGGGACGCGAAGCCAGGAGCCGTGAGTTCCGCCGCAAACTGCCGCAGCGCGCTCACCTCGGCGTCGGTCGGTTCGGTGACCGTCCCGCGCCAGGTCGGCTCCCAGATGCACGTGCTGCCTGTCAGGCTGTGATAGAGCGCAGATCCACCGCACGTCGCGCACACCCACTCACCTCGGTCGGTGACCGTCCCGCGTAGGCGAACCTCGAACGCCGCGCGGATGCTCGATGCGATCCGCTCTGAGTATCGGAATCGCCAACCTGAGATGTCATTGGGTACGGCGGCTTCGACGGCCACTGCCAGCGCATCCGTCTCCAAGATCCGCCGCGACAGGAACGCAGGCAGATCGCCTACCGGGGCATTCCCGTTCGGGAGATCCGGTTCTTCGCGTACGTCGTCGGCGGGCGGGGAAGACAGGGCGTCCAGTAGACCGCGGAGTCCGCCTGCGAGGTCCTGCTCGGTCGCGTCGCCGTTCTCCCACCGCGCGAACAGATCACGGGCAGCCTGCGTCTGCGCCGCGATGTCAGGCACCTCCTCGGCGTTCACAGGGTCACCGCCACGGCCACACCCAGCTCCACGACCACCATGAACCCGAGGAACCCGACCAGGAAGATCAGACCCGACGGGGCCTCCTGCTCCACGACGTCGGTCACGACGTCGTCACGGCGGACGTCCTCCGCCTGCACCGGGCGGCTCACGACTGGCCACCCTTCGGCAGCACCACGAACAGGAACGCGAACGGCGACACCAGCACCAGCAGGTCCGCCGCGTTGAAACCCGGGGCGGCAGCAGCCGGGGCGAGGACCGCCGCAACAGCGATCACGGACAACCCACCGACCACACGGCGGACAGGGTGAGAACGAACTCTCATGAGGGATTCCTTCGAACAGCGGGCGCGACGAATAACACCCAGAACAGGCAGGGAAGATCGGGGAGATCTACAGGGGAAGAGTCAGCGCACCTTCTGCGCTCTGACCTCGGGAAGAGAGTCGAGGAACCGCTGGCCCTCGGCTCTCGTGATCAACGGCTTCCGGCCGCTGTACTTCGGCACCAGCTCGTCACGCGCGATGTGCCGCATCAGCTGCGCGTACGACAGGGACACGACCTCCGCGAACTCCTCTAGCGAGTACGCGAGCTTCTCGAGCTGCGGCGTCGTGCTCATGCCGGAACCTCCCGCCATTCGCGTGACGCGAACGCCGTCACCAGCGTGCCCTCGGGGCGTCCGATGATCTCGGGCCCCTCCAGGGTGTCGTGCACCTGCGCGACGATGACCTCGACGGGGATGAGCCGGTCGATGAGGTGCACGTCGACGATCACTCGGTCGCCGACAGCCGGAACTCGTGGGGCGGCGGGGACCATGTCGTCGAGGGTGGAACCACGAAGGCCGCCGGCCGTCAGGAACTCCCGCACCGACACATCCCCATCGACGGGGAGTACCTGCACGGAAGCGTCCTGACGGCCGGCGGCCTTCGGGTCCGGGGTGGGGAATCTTCTGGGGAACGTCATGAGTGAAGTTCTACACCTCATTTTTGAAGTGCGCAAGTCATCTGTGACGCTCCCTCACTCACTCATGCGGTCCCAGACACCTAAAGTGGGTGTCATGCCTCGCCCCAAAAAGACCCCCCACCCGTTCGACGCGCACCTCGGCGGCGTCATCAAGGGCACCCGCACGCGACGCAAGATGACCCAGAAGGATCTCTCCGAAGCCGCCGGCATCCCCCTCGCCAACCTCCAGCGACGCGAGGACGGCACCAACGACACGTCCGTCTCCGAGCTCGAGCGGATCGCGGTCGCCCTGCGCGTCTCGCCCCGCGAACTCGTCGACACCGCCCTCGCCGACTACAGCGGAACCGACGACCCGGCGGCCGGTCTGCGCATGCTCGTCACGTCCGTGTCGGAGCCCACGCCTAACGTCGCTGATCACGACAACGTGACCTACCTGGGGACGGTCACGCCCGGCGATCGCGTCGCAGCGAACACCGACGAACCCGCCCCGCCGAAGGACTGACAGGGGGGACCATGCGAGCGCTTCTCGCTCACGCAGCGCACCTCGGCGTAAGCGTGCACGTCGCACACATCACCCCGCCCTACCGCGGCTTCTACGACCATGACCGGCGGATGGTGGTCTACGACTTCACCCTGTCCCCGATCGAGCGAGATTGCGTTCTCGCGCACGAACTCGGCCACGCCTTCTACGGACACCAGGACCGCCACGACCAGGAAGCAGAGGACGACGCAGACGCCTACGCGGCCGCGTTGCTCGTCGACCCGGACCGGTACGCGCGGCTCGAGCAGATCGGTCTGAACCCCGACGAGATCGCCGAGGAGCTTGGGGTGAGCGAGAAGCTCCTCCGCGTGTTCGTAGAGACGCAAGTGACCCGCATCCGCGGCGCCGCGTACTCGTCGTCTCGGATGGGGCAGGGGCAGTTCCGACACGCCGCACGGTGGGCGATCTGAGCGGATGGTTGCACCGATGGTTGCACCAGTCCGGCCAGCGGGTCATCGGTAGAACGAGAGAAGGGGCCGCGATCCCAGTGTGTGACTGGTGATCGCGGCCCCTTCTAGATGTGCCCCCGACAGGATTCGAACCTGCGACTTCTGGTACCGGAAACCAAGCAGATACCCGCTTCCGACTTGCGAGGCATCATTTCTGAGGTGTACCGTCTCTCTCATGCGATCCCGGACTATCTGGGACGCGCCCGGAATGGTTGCACCAGATGGTTGCACCTCACGAGAGGAACGAGCGGTGACAGACGTCGTACGCCTGAGAAGAACAGCAGCGGTCAACGGAGCCCGCGACTCTCGCCCCCACCAGCAGTAACCGACCACAGGAACTCGCATGCCGAAGATGTTCCAGGACGCCCGCGGGCTCTGGACAGTCGCCGTCGAACTCCCCCCGGCACCAGACGGAACCCGGCGTCGGAAGTACATCCGCCGGAAGTCGAAGACGGAGCTGCGGGCAGCGCTCGACGAGGTCGAAGCGACCATCCGGAAGAAAGGTGACGTCGCGACCTCCTCCCCCACCGTCGCAGCGTGGGCGGACTACTGGATGACGGACATCGTCGAGAAGACCCGCCGACCTAAGACCGTCGCCTCCTACCGCTCCGTCGTCGAGAACCACATCGTCCCCGTGATCGGAGGCACACGGCTCGACAAACTCAACGCCGCGGCGATCCGGAAGACACTCGCCCGGATGGAATCGGCTGGCCTGTCTTCCACCTACAGGCGGAACGCCCACGGCGTCATGGCGGCGATGTTCGCTGACGCGGAGCGTGAGGAGAAGATCGACCGGAACCCCGTCGACCTCGTCATCCGTCCACGCCGTGCTGTCGCCGACCTCGAGGTGCTCACTGTCGAGGAAGCTCAGCGGCTGCTCGAGACGTTCCGCACGTCACCGGACGCGTTCATGTGGGCGACATTCATCCTCACCGGCGCCCGACGAGGCGAGATCATTGGCCTCGAATGGGACCGCATCGGGGAAGACCTGGACCTGTCCTGGCAGCTTCAACGGCTGGAGTACGCGCACGGGTGTCGCGGCCGGTGCGGTCTGCCGCGGCCGTCGCAGTGCCCGAAGCGGAGGTTCGTCGTCCCGGACGGGTTCGAGCACCGTCACCTGCACGGTGGCCTGCACCTGACCCGACCGAAGTCCCGCGCCGGATGGCGGTCGATACCCCTCGTCGACCCGTTGAGGTCGATCCTCGACACCGCTCGCAGCAATGCGGTCGAAAACCCCTGGGGCCTCGCGTTCGTGTCCGATCGTGCCGGTGAGGTCGCCCCGATCGACCCCGACGACGCGACGTCCCGATGGAACGCGACCCGTGACGCCGCCGGCATCGACCGACCCGTAAGGCTGCACGACCTCCGACACACCACCGTCGACCTGCTCGATGCCGCCGAGGTCGACATGGACACGATCATGGACATCGTTGGTCACTCGACCCGGGCGATGTCACGGGAGTACCGGTCGAAGGCGAACCGCGAACGGATGCGGAAGGCGCTGCTGTCGATGTCGAACAGCCTCGGCTACGCGGCCGAGTGACGCGTAGAAGTGCGCCGGCGGATCCTGCCGCAGAGCAGCGGGTCGAGTCTCACGCCCTCCTCCGACGCCACAGCGTGCACCAGGATTTGGTAGTACCGTGCCGGCGACAGTCCGAGCTCGTCGACGATGAGAGCTTCCTTCCGGCTGGTGTGCCGCGGGTGACGGTTCTCGAAGGCAAACAGCTCGGCGACGGCGGGCATGCGGCCAGTGTGACCGGGGGTTCCGACATCGGGACTTGCGTGTAGCGTGACGGGCATGTCGAGATGGGCGATCGTCAGTCTGGTGGGGAGCATCATCCTCGGGGCGTTGGCGCTGATCGCTGCTCTCCTGGGGATCGCGTTCTTGTTCTTCGCTCCCCTGGGTGGCATTGCTGCGCTGTTGTTCGCCGTGCGGCTGGCGCTGATGGCGTCCTCTGCGATGAAGTCGTACCGGCAGCTCGGCGGCCAGTAGACCCCACCTGCGGCGTTGTGCGCCTCACTGACGAACGAAACGCCCCTCCCAGCACGCACGGTGCGGGAGGGGCGTTGATCGGTGTCGTGGGTGGCGCCTACCGTACGGGTTCATGGGTTCGACGAAGGTCACGGACGAGAAGCTCGAGCGCACCCTCGCACGCGAGGCGCCGTGCACACTCCCCCTGCAGGCGTACGGGCCGCAACCGGTCGAGTGGTTCACGGTGCCGCGGCCGGTGTGGGTGTGGGTGCAGTGGCGTGACCGACCTGCCGAGCGACTTCCCGGGCTCGCGCGGGGAGCGAACGACCGGGTCGTGATGATCGCGGTCGACATCGGCGGGGACCACTGGGAACCGGTCGTGTGGCGCAACGCGGTCACCGTGCGCAGCCCGTGAACGACGAAAACGCCCCCAGCATCCCCGTCATAGGGACGCCAGGGGCGTTTCGTTGTGTCAGGAGGCTACGGGCACCGACCAGGCGTACCCGTCGAGCGTGCCGTGCGCCTGGCTCGGGTCGTGGTCCGGAGCCTTCTCGCAGTAGATGTAGAACCCGTCCGGTTCGGCCGGAGTCTCAAGCCACAGACGAGCAGAGCACGTGCTCATCGGACGACCTTCATGAACATGAGGCGACCGATCTGGACGCATGCGACGCCACCGTATTCGCGTCGCCGGTAGAAGCGGAACGGGGAGTGACGCAGCACTCGCACATCCACGTTGAGATGCGTCATCGTCCATAGGCCTAGTCGGTCAATGAGGTTCCCGCTCATCGGACGACCACCCCCTGCACGATGTCGGGGATGCGGACGCCCTCGTGGATGTTGCCGCGCAGTGTGATGATGCGCAGGTCAAGCCCGTTTCCGCCGATCAGGCTGCGTCCCGCCTTGCGCTCTGCGTCGGTGAGTCCTTCGATGTTCTCCCAGGTGACTGCCGGTCCTGGTTGCTTGCGGCCACTCGACACGAACAAGCCGATCTGCCCATCGCTCATCGCTGCTCCCCTTTACGGACGCCCCGAACCGCGATCCGCTGTATCCGGTCGCCGTCTGCTTCGATCTCGAGCACGTCATCATCCGCGAACCGCTCGAGGATTCCCCGGAACCAGCCGACCGTCATCACATCGGGCCTGCTCGGGTTGAGGTGATCTTCGAACATGTAGCTCGGCAGGGCGTTGACGGTCAGGGGTGCATCCGAGTCGCCGGGGATGCGGGCGTGGAAGACGCCATCCCGGAAATGCCCGAACTGGATCCCGCCTCGGCGAGCGAGATGCCTCGCGTTCTCGCCGTTCGTCACGTCGAAGATCGGTCCGAATCCCGGGCCGTACCCAAATCGTTCGCGGTACTCCGAGTGGTCGTGCATGAGTAGTGCCGGGGCCAATTCGCCGATGTCAGGCGGTGTTGCCTTCGTTGTAGACCGACAGGTCTTCCATATCGACCAGTTCCGGTTCGGCGTCGGTCAGCCGCCGGATCTCGACCACCTCAGCCTCGACTCGTTTCGTCATGACATTCCTCCGATCAGGCCGCGGGTGTCCACTTGATGTAGTCGATCGTCTCACCACGGTTCGGGGAATCACCGACGAGCATCAACCCGTGGCGAGTGACCGTGTTGTGGTCGGTCGACGCGATCGGCCCACCGAACAGGCTCGACCCGTTCACCTTCACCTCGATCGTGGTCGACGTGCAGATGATCTGGATGATGTCGCCCGCCGCGGACACAGCGGTCGGGGTGATCGGTGTGATCTCGGACAGGTTGTTCCCGACACGCTTCGACAGCCGGTAGTTGAAGTTCCCGCCCGAGCGGTCACGCGCCCAGTCGAGTGCGATGTAGTTCGCCGCGTCGGTGCCGCGCACGATGAGGCTCATCGCGTGATCCGCGGCCGCACCGATCTGCGCCTCGAGCACACCGTTCGCGGTGCCACCGTTCAGCGTCCACACGCTCCGGGAAGCGGTGCCACCCGACCCGTACCCTGCGCGCCCGCTGGTGATGGTCAGCGGGACAGCGGTCCCAGTGTTCACCGCCGACGTCCACACCTGCCCAGCCGACGTCGACCCGACCCCACCATTCGGGCGTTCGAAGTCGTCGAAGAACCCGCCAGCCTGCGTCGGGATCGTCAGCACAGACGTGGAAGCGAACGGGGTGCCCGTCCACGCACAGTTCGGCCGGTCGCCGGCGATGTATCCCCAGTACTGGCCGCCGCGGGTGATGTTCGCCCGCGTCGCACGCAGGATCGTGCCGGTGCCCCAGTTGATGACACCGGACGCGCCAACCGCGCCCGCACGCGCCACCGTCTGACCCGCCGGGACAGCGAGGGTGAAGTGCAGCGTCTGGATGGACCCGGTGCCACGCTGGAGCGGACCGACAACCCACACGGCGCTGCCACCGGAACCGAACCGGACCGCGGGCTGCACGTTCATGCCCCACGGCACCAGCACATCCACGGAAGCGCAGATGATCTCGCCACCCGTGACCGTCTCATCCGACGCGATCACACGCGGTGACGTGCCCGCCGCCGAACCGGCCATGTGCACGCCCATGTCGCGGCCGTCCGCACCAACGAACGACGTCTCACGGATCAGCCCACCGGGGGTGATCGACTGGCCCAGCCACGTCGTCCCCACCGCCTCCGGCGGAACCGGGTAACGCACGATCTGCGTGACCGTCGCCGGGTTGCCCGTGACCTCCACCGTCCCACCCGACACGGTGCGGGTGCTGAACAGTCCACCGTTCGCCGACCCGTGCACGTCAACACGAATGTCGGGGGTCTCCACCGCACCGGACCCGCGCAACGCGACAGCGAAGTCCCCGTTACCGAACAGGCGGCCGGTGATCTTCGGGCGAGACAGTGGCGACACCATGTCGATACCGGCGCCCGTGTTGTCGTGAATGAGCACGTCCGTCATCTGCAAACCCACGATGGGGCGGTCGGTGGACCCGAGGACACCCTTCGCGTTGTCGTGAATGTGGGGGGAACGGAACCGCAGGTACGGCGCAGGCCACGCAGCGGGCGCGTTGGTCGTGTCACGGAACTCGACACCCGCACGCGTGTTCCCGAACAGCTCCGGGGTGTCGAACATGTACGTGCCCTCAGCGGACCCCTCGAGCGCGATACCCACCGCGTTGTCGTAAGCGACGAGACCCTTCACCTGACCGTCGACACCGCCCTGCTCGGACGCGTTCGACACACCCACCCGGTAACCGGCGTACGCGTTGTGACGGGACACGAGACCATCGACCATCGTGCCGCGGGTGCCGGTGTCGTTCATGCCGATCGAGTTGCGCTCGACGAGCGCGCCCTTCACGACCAGACCGGTCGACTTGTACCCCGCCTCAGGCTGACCGAGCTGCTCACCGAAGATCCCCGACGCGCCACAGTTCCGGGCGACGGAGTTGATGATGAAGATCGTCTCGTCCTGCTTCTGTCCGAAACCGATGCCATACCCGGAGCCGGACCCGAACTGGATCTCAGGGTTCGGGGTCAGCTCCTTCCGTGCACGGCCGGCGTTGTCGGCGACACACTCGATGAACCACACGTTGTCCGAGTAGTCGATACCGAACCCCGTGGCGTGCGTGTTGACGACGTGCACACGCCGGAACCACGAGTCCCGGAAGTTGTGCATGATGAAGCCCTTGAGACCGGCGACATACGTTGAGCCGATGGGCTGCGCGGAACCGTCGATCGTGAAGTCCTCGAAGAACATCTGCTCCCACTGGAAGTCAGGATCTCCGGGGACGAACTGGTTCATGCCGAGCCACGAGTTCGCCGCCGACGTCAGGAACCGGGTGCGACCGGCACCCTCACCCTTGATGCCGAAGTGGCCGCCGAGGGGCGGGGTGAGGCGGGCGCTGAACGCGTACCGACCGAACGGGGCCTTCGCCGTGTAGATGCGCCCGTCCGCGGTGTACATGGTGGCGAGGTCGGCCATGACCTGATCGAACAGCGGCTTCGCGTCACCGTTCTCCCGGTTCGGGAGGGTCGCGGAGTCCACCCATTCGAGCAGGTTGATCTCACCCGCAGCGCGGGCCGACGCGACACGCGCCGCACGACCCGAGAGAGTGTCAGCGCCGCTGAGGTACGCGGACACGGCCGCGTCGTTCGTGGGCGCGGTGAGGGCGGGCAGGCCACGCTCACCCTGCTCCCCCTGGAATCCACGAGGCCCCTCAGGCCCCGCCGGGCCGGTCTCTCCCGCCGGTCCCTTCAGGTTGGCGATGTGGCGGTATTCGGCCATGCGTCAGCCCACTCTCTGATAAAGATCCCCGGCGACCGGGTTGAATTGGAAGCCCGCGTACTCATCCGGGTTGACCGCGTCCTCATCGACATAGGTCATGTCGTTGCGCACCTCACGGCCCACGATCTGACCGATATCCGTCACCCCCGGCGCGATGAACACCAGGTCGGGGAACACAGCCCACCCGCGCGCTTCCGGTTCCGTGTCGTCGGTGATGAGCCAGTCGATCGTGATCCGGTAACCCGTCCCCGAAGGCAGAACGTCGGTCGTCGTCGTCAACGGCACCTCGCCGTAACCGGTCGGACTCAACGTCGCCAGCACGGGGGTGTCTGGCATGACGCGGCCCTCCTGAATGCCCGGGTTGGAGGGCCGGAACCACACCCTCGGAGACCGCGTAAGGAAACTCCCCCACCCGAAGTCGGAGAGCCGGAACGTGACAAATTGCAGCCCCATCGGGCGCTCCTCTCAGCCCTCACCCGGCGGGGTGACGGCGGCAGGGTGATGCCGTGGGTTACGGCCGGGTGACGCGGGTGAAAGCCGGGTACGTGAGAGCCGCGACAGTCCACACGAGCAGGACCGCCGCGGCAAGGAAACGAATCACGGCTGGTTGTGCGCGCCGGGGCGGTCGAAGTTGCCCGGGTTGTGCGGGTCAATCAACGTCACCGGTTCCTGCACGGTGACACCGCTGCCCTGCACGCGCATCGTGCCGCTCAGCCGCGTCGAGTCACCTCTCGTGGGATCGGCGGGGAGAGTGGCGAGGATCAGACGCACGAGCGAGGTCAGCGCGGCCAGAGCCGCAGCCTGCAGAACGAACGCCCAGTCGACGTCGGTGATGAGCGTCGCGCCGACGAAACCGGCGACGAGGGACTGCGCGAACGTCTTCACGACCCGCTCGACAGCGGCGAGCCACCAGGGCAGATGCACGCCCTCCACCTCGGGGAGGCCGGCGAGGCTGGTCAGCAGCGACGTCACGAAGCCGAGAGCGGCCGCCAGGGCCACGGTGAGCCACGGGACCGCGTTCAGCGTCGCCGCCCCCAGGTAGGGCAGTGCGATCGCCAGAGCGGTGTACGTGGCGCGGAGCGCGGCGTCCTTCCACCAGAGCGGGTTCGACAGGTTCGAAAGCATGGGGTGTCCTTCCGGGACAGAGGAAGACCCCGGCGGGATGCCAGGGTCAGTGAGTGGTGACGGTGTCTTCGATGTCGCCGAGCCCGAGCTCCTGCTCAAGCTCGGCACCCGGCCCGAGAATGTCGGCCAGAATGAGCGGGATACCGGCGCGCAGCTTCGCCGCCGCCATCTCCGCGCGCCGCTCTAGCACGGCGATCTGGTTCGTCTTCCGCTCGTCCAGGGAACGCAGGGTCTGGATGACGGAGTCCTTCGTCGTGCCGTCTTCGGTGAGCTGACGGATCGTGTCCCGCAGCTCTTTCCGCTCCTCGCGGGCGTCCTTGAGCAGGCCGGTGAGGAACTCGTTCCCGATCCGGGTCGTCTCGTTCACCGACTCGGGGGTGACGTCCTGGCGGGCGCGGCGACGCTCCCGCTCCGCGCGGACCATGAACCCGCCCGTGACGCCCAGGCCGACGAGCGTGAAGATCGGCCCGAACGTCTGGATGATCGACCCGATCTCCGCCGGGGTCACAGGACCACTCCCGCGGTGCGGGCGGCGGCGATCTCCTTCCGGCGCCGGTGGAGCACCGACACCGCACGACCGAGAACCATCGCCGCCGTGAAGAATGCGAGGAAGCACAACGCGAACCGCTGAGCCCCCTCAGGACCGAAGCTCAACGCGGCCTGCGTGAGCGCGTACAGCACGAGCGCGATCATCATGAGCATCACCCCGAAGAACTCCACCAGCAGGCCCTGCACCGTCCGCGGGAGCGCGGTGCGCAGCGGCTCGTCCCGGCTACGTGCGGCCATGACGAGGCCCCAAGCGGAGACAACAGCGCCGACCAGCATCAGCCCGCACAGCGAGCCGACGAGGATGGGCCCGAGAGCGTCCCCCAGCACCCGAGGGGTGACGAGGAACAGGGCGACCGCCCACGCCCCACCCCACGCCTTCGCGTGGAGCTGCGCGACGTCGACCCCGTTCAGTCGCCGCCTGACCGTGGCGAGCCAGCGGATCACGACTTGCCGCCGACCGCCTCACGGAGAGCAGCGACTTCCGCGCGCAGCTCGGCCAGCGACGTCCCGATGGACTTCCCGCTGTCGGGCATCGACGGGCCGCCGTCGAACGTGGCCTGGTACAGCGACAGGATGCGCTTGTCGATCCGGTCGAGGAACTCGGTGATGTTCTTGAGGGAGAACGCCACGGGACGTCCCTGGTCGTCCATCGACTCGCCGCCCTTGAAGAGGGCGTTGTAGACCTGGCGGGTGTTGTTGAGCAGTTCGGCCTGTTCGGCGTCGGAGAGAGCCATGAGCGGTCCTTTCGGGATCGGTGTCGCGTTGTCGACGGACGGTGCGGGCGCACCAGACCGTGGGTTCAGGTCGATGACGTGCCACGGCTCGTCCGGGTAGCCGCGGCGCGGCTCGATCATCCCCGGGGCCAGGCCGACGGCACGGCAGTCTGCGTAGAACGCGGCCCGGTCGCCGCCGTACACCCACGACCAGTTCGAGTAGTCGATCGCCAGGGTCTCCCGACCCTCCCAGAACCCGCCGTGCGACGACGTCCCCGGCACCGCGGCGCCGATCCCGTACCGGCGGCGAGCGATCACCTGCGCGTCGTACGGGCGCACCGTCGACCACCCATCGCCCGGCTCGAGCGTGCGACCCGTGCGGGCCTTCGCGCGCGCCACCAGGGCAAGGTGACGGGTGTACGTGGCCGGAGTGAGACCCCAATACCAGTGCCCGTCGGTGCTGTTCCACCCGCGGTTGAAGATGATCAGGTCACCCTCGGGGATGTAGCCGTTGCGCCATGCCATGCGGGCACGCCCTTTCGTGACTCTTGCGTGTAGGTATAGGTGTGGGTACATTCGCGGCATGGGAAACACGCCACTACGGAACGTCCGCATCGCGGACGACATCTGGCAGGCCGCGAAGGAACGCGCGGACCAGCAGGGCGAGAGCCTCAGCGACGTCATCCGACGCGCGCTCGAGCAGTACGTGAACACGGAGACCGACCGATGAACCGCACGACCCTCGCCGCCACAGCCGCCGCGGTCCTGCTCCTGCTCACCGGGTGCACCGCAGAATCGGACGAAACGGAAGCCGCGCCGGCACCGATCACATCGGAGCGCGTCGCCGAACCGGCCGAGACTGTCGCCACGCCCACGCCCGCCGCTCCCACGCCTGTCGAGGTGTCCACCACACCGGCGCCGCCGACGAAGGCGACGGCCGTGCTCACCGCGATCCAGCTCACGGTCGCGAGCTACGGCGTCGATGTGATGGCGGACCAGATCAAGACGGCGTCCGATTACACGTGCGATCAGCTCGCCGCCGGCGTGGACGAGGAGAGCATCTTGGCGCTCACCGGGGATATCCCCGAGGGCGCGAACCGCGATCTAGTGACCGCGGCAAGCAACGACTACTGCCCGATCCGTTAGGCGCCGTGCGCAGCCATCCAGGGCTCCGGATCGACGGGGGTACCGTCTAGGCGCACCTCGAAGTGCAGGTGGTCACCGAAGCTGTTGCCGGTGTCACCGACAGGGCCGAGCGGCGCGCCCTTTGCGACGATCTGCCCGACCGTCACTGTGGGCGGGGTCGCCATGTGCGCGTAGAGCGTTTCGACTGCTACGCCGTCGATGGTGCCGTGGTTGACGATGACGTAGTAGCCGTATCCGGTTTCCGCGTTTCCCCCGGCAAAGGTCACGACGCCGCGACCGGCGGACGGGATGACCTGCCCCGTTACGTCCGGGCCGGCGAGGTCGACCCCGTCGTGTGTGGGACGGTCGGGCGGGCGGAAACCGTAGGTCTTCGTAGACAGCGGGAACGGCCAGTCGAAGTCGCCCGTCCCCGGGCCGCCTACGCCGGGAGGCACTCGCCGTAGGCGTCCGGTTGCAGTCTCGATAGCCAGCCAGTGCAGGCCGTCTGTGCTCGTCGCGTTCTCGATCGCTCCCAGGCTTACGCGTGCTCCGTCACCGTTGATCTCGATGACGTTTCCGCCATGCTGAATGCGCGCGTAATCGTCGCTCACTTGCGCCACACTGTTGCCCTTGAACAACTGGATCGTGCCCGCGTCGGTGAACACCTGCGCACCATTCGCGAACGTCACGGCTCCCCCGGACACGGTCGGATCGATCACAAGATCGCCCGCAGTGATCCGCCCCGTCGCACCGTCGATGACGACCTGTGCATCTCCCTCACCCACGACGATCGTCCCGTCGTCCTCGACGATGATGCTTCCACCGCCACGCACCCGCATGGACCCGAGGAGGTCGATGAGGCTGTTCACGACGAGACGCCCGAGGCCCTCGACTATCGCGGTCCCGACGACTCGGAGGACCCCGAACACTGAAGCGGTCCCGGTGACCTCAAGGTTCGAATCGGTGATGAGCAGAGTCGAGTTCTCTTTCCACTCCGTCACCCCACGCCGCACCGACGCGGACCGCAGCGGATTGGACCGCAGCAGCTGCTCCACCTGCTCGAGCCGTCGGAGGATCGCCGGGTAGTTCGGGTCGGGGGTGCTCATACGTTCATCACCTCCGGGGCAACGAAGTCGGGGCGTGACGATGTATGCGACATGCCCGTGACGTACAGGGTCTCTTCCGAAAACGCGTTCATGTACCCGTCACCGGAGTAGCGGGCGTTGAACCGGGCACCCAATCGAACGCTGGACGCGGGCACCGCGCCGGGGCCGTCACCCACCCGCAGCGCCCCGATCTCAAACTGCTCGATCGGGGACCTGTTCTTTGCCAACCCGGCGGCGGCCATACCGTCCAAGTCAAGGTCTTCCCCGACCTCATGCTTCGCGACGTCCCGCCCCGCCATCGGCGGGCCCGCGAAAGAACCCGCCTCACCGAACGGGCGCCGGTCGTCCAGACCCTCACCGCGGACGAACAGGCCAGAGATCATGTCCTTGCCGTACTCGTGCATCACCACGTCCGACGCGGGCGACGTCCGCACCGACAACGGCAAGTCCACCGTCGGCCCCGGGATCAGCGGGTCGCCAGCGAGGACATCCCACCGCAGCCACCCGTTTCCACCGACCTTCGGGATGAACGCGAGATCAGGTCCCGCGGGCAGCTTCTGGATCGTGGAGATGATCTCGTCCGCCGTACGCCAGTCCTCGTTCTCGAACTGCCTCGTGAAGCTCCCCGCCTCCCCCAGGTGGGGGAAGTCGAACGGCAACGCCCACGACTGCGGCGGCGCGACACTGATATCGCCCGCCACACGCGCCACGACCGCGCTCACCGCGGCGCGCAGACTCACCGACGACACACCGAACGTCGTCGAGAAGAACGACCCGATCCCGAACGGGAACCGATCCTTCAGCAACGCCGCCACCGTCCGCGTATCGCACGACAACGTCTGCCGGCGCGGCGACCAGTGCTTGTCAACGATGATGCCCGCGTACGCCGGCACCCCATCCCAGTACTCCACGATGACGTGCCACCACTGCAACGTCGACGCGTGCCACTGATCCGGGGTGAACGCCGACACGGTGGGGATGACGATGTCGTGCCTGCCGGTGCCGCCCTGACTCAGCGAGTCCGACCAACGCCCCGGCGCGTGCACAGGGATACTCAACGGCCGCCCCGTGGTGAGCTCGTGGAGCCGGTAGGTGACCCGCATTCGAAACCTCCTACGGCGCCCAGGTGTCCGCGTACTTCACGCGCAGCTCGCACCCGTTGTTCACCGAGAACTGGTGCCGGCCATACGGGATCTCCACCCGGTCCGAACGGTTCACACCCAGCACCTGCGGGGCGCCGCCGATCGAGAGGATGCCGAGGTCAGCGTCGTACGTGTGGCCCGTTCCGGCGGTGATCGATGCAGTGACCTGAACAATCTTCGACCGAGGTCCGGTGATCGTGTACCCGCTGCCGCTCGAGCCGCGAACGTCAATCACCACAGGCGCGGGGTATCCGCCACGGTTCTCCACCTCGATGACCGAGCCCCACCCGGAGGTGACCGAGTCGGCGTAGATCCGCTGGTCCGACGCCCGCAGCCCGAGGGAGAAGTCCATGATCGCGTCATCACCGCGTCGCCGCACCGGCTCGGGAAACCGGTTACGTCGAACGAGAGCTCGTCGCGCCTGCCCGTTCTTCTGCCACGTGAACCAGCCGCTGGACTCTTCCTCTGCGAGCACCCGCGACAGCTGGTCCGCGCGCTGCTGGAGCGCCCAGTCGCTGCGTTCGTAGGCGAACGCCGTCACCGTGATGAGGCGGGGCGTGTCCCGGACGTTGTCGAGATCGTACGATCCGACACCGAACCCGCGAGGCACAGTCTGGGATGAGACGTCGCCGCCGCCATCGATCCCCTCGATCGAACGGATATAGATCCCCGGCTGCCAGTCGAACCGGCGACCCGTCATCTCCAACGTCAGGAGTCGAGCGGTCAGACCAGATGTCATCCCAGACCCCCTTGGCCGAAGTTCCGTTCCACCCACTCCCGGACAACCGCGTCGATCATTCGACGCAGCTCGACCTCACTCGGGGACAGGTCGACCCGTGGTGCGATCTCCCCGATGCTCACCGACGGGACACCGGCTGACGCCGGACCAAGTACTCCACCTTCGGCCATCGGCATCACGCCCGGCATCCGACGAATACCCTCCGCGATGATGCTCCATGACCGGGCTGAGCCGTCCAGCGGCGCGAAGATCTCGGACACGTCCATCCGGTCACCGACGACACGCCACGTGTTCGGGGGCACGACGGTCGCTGACCGCCCCGACATGGGCGTGAGCACGTTCCCACGCGCGTTCGGTAGCAGCGGGCCGACTCGGGGAGCTTCGCCGCCACCGATGCGCGCCTGCGACACGACATCGACGGTGAGCGTCCGGTTGTTCCACCGGTCGATGAACGCCTGCAGTGCAGTGTCGGCCGGGGCGGTGTTCGCCTCGAACGTGGTCTTCACCAGTTCGGGCACCGCACCGTACGTGCCGATGATGCGCCGCGCCTGCTCCTCGGTGTACCCCATCTGCACCATCTGATCGACGAGCGCCTGCGTGGTGGTGTTGTACCTCTCGGTGAGCTGGTCCTGCGACTCACCAGCGGCGGCCGCAGCTTCCAGCTCCTCGCGCATCGCACCGACGACGTTCGTGATCTGCTCGTGCAGAGTCGAGTGTTCCGACCCGAGCTCGGCCACGGCCGACGCGGTGCGCTGTGCAGCGTCGCTGAGGAATGCCATGTTGATCGCCGGATCGGCGAACTCGTTGAGGCGGTCCCTGGCCCCCTCGATGGCGCCGAACAGGTTCGTCCGCATGTTGTCGGCCGCGACCTGTGTCTGGTCGTCGAAGCCACGCATGTCGTCGACCATCTTCTGGACGCCGTCGGCCTGCTCGTACTGCTGCAACCAACGCAGCAGAACGGCGACACCCTCCGCGGCGTCCGCGAGCGGCCCTGACACGAACTCCCCGAACGCCTCAGTGCCGGACGCGGCCGCCTCAACGAATCCCACGCCGGCGTCCAGCGCGCCGTTGGCGAGGTCCCTGAAGAACTGCAGCACCGGCCCACGGTTCTCAGAGATCCACTCCGAGGCTTCGCTGATCGGTTCTGAGAACCCGGCCGCGAGGGCGCCCTGGATCCCCTCGACCGCGGTCTCGATGTTCCGTTTCGCTGTCTCGAGTTTCGCGGCGTCGTTGTTCGCGAGAGTGTCGAACATGCGCTGCGCGGCCCCGTTGACCTGCCCAAGCTGGTCCACAGCGGTGGACAGGTCGAGGGAGAACAGTGCGTCTCCGAGATCCTCCGCTTTCGTGCCGAACAGCTCGACGGCGGCGGCGTTTCGCTGCACCGGATCTTCGGTCTCGCGGAGCTTGCGCAGCACCTGGTCGAGCCCGTCGCGGGCGTCGGCGCCGCCGCGGGCGATCTTCGCCGTCATCTCCTCGGCGTCCAGTCCGAGACGCTGGAAGCCCGAAGCGGACGAGTCGGACCCGTCCGTGGCGCGGATCTGGAACTCTTTGAGCGCGTCGGCGAGGACGTCGGTGTTGCGTGCTCCGGCCCGCAGTCCCTGGTTGATGAGGCCGAGCGATTCCGAGCCGGACAGGCCGAGCTTGCGCAGCACCACCGGGTATTCGGTGAGCGTGTCGAGGAGATCCTCGTTGCGGTTCAGCCCGTTGCGGGCGCCGGCGGCGATGATGTCGTACGCCTCTTCGGCGTTCTTCGCCAGGCCGGTGCGGAGGAGCGTCGCCACGGCGGTGGCCGTGGGCTTGACGTCCTCCTCGAGAACGTCGGCGATCCCCGCGAGACCCTGGATCGTCTTCTGCGCGTCGCGGGTAGTGGCGGCCGGATCGAGGATCCCGAACTGCAACCCGAGACGGGCGGTGGTCATGTTCGACTCGATCGACGCGCCGAAGTTCGACGCGTACGCCTCACCCGCGGCGAGGGCCAGGCGGCGCGCGTCGGCCTCGCTGACACCGGTCAGAGCTTCGAGACGGTCCTGCCGCACCTCGACCTGCATGCCCGCCTGAATGCCGCCGACCAGAGCCTTCCCGATCGCGGTGCCCGCGAGGAGGATGCCACCGGCGATCGGGATCGCGGTGAGCGCAGCGACGAGAGAGCTCTCGACATCCGCGCCGACCTTCGCGCCGGCGGCCTTACCGACCCCGTCCGTAGCTTCCTGCAGCGGCTGCGTGTCCGCGTCGACCTCCATCACGGCGCGGGCGCCGCGGAGGCCCTCGAGCTGCTTCTGTGCCCGCTCCATCTGCTTCACCGCACGGGCGATGTCAGCATCGACCTGCATCTCCGGCTGGATCGAGCGAAGGTAGTCGACCCGCTCGTACAGGCGCATGAACTGCTTCTCGGCGCGCTCGATGTTCGCGTCGACGGTGGCGACCGTCTTCGCCGTGACGACGCGACGTGCGGCGTCCTCGACCTGCTTCATCCCCTCGACCGCGCCCTTAGTGTCCGCGTCGACCTTGGCCTTGATGGGCTTTTTCTCGATGCGGTCACCGGTCGCCTTGACGGCCTTCTCACCGCGGGCGAGGTCGTCGGTGTTCGCGGTGAACAGCGCCTCGAGGACGGCGACGGTGACCTTGTTCACGAGCAGATCACCTCCGGGTGGTGAGTGCGCTCCGGAGTCGGGTGTCCCAGTCCAGGAGCGAGAAGATCGCCGTGCGCACGCCCGGCCAGGGGCGTGAACGGTCGGCGTAGAGGTCGATGCCGTGGTGCAGCGACAGGTCCGCGAGGACGAGCCGCCAGTGCTCCACGAGCCACACGAGCGTCACGTCGATGCCGGTCTCGGCTGTCGCTTTCGAGGGGGCGGGGGCGGCCTCGGGCCGCGGGTGCCCGGGACGGTAGTCCGGATACCAGCCCTCCTCGTCCGGCTCGCCGACACCCCAGGGGGCCATGTCGGCGGCCGTGATCACCCTTTTGGGTCGGGCTCATCCTCCCCATCGTCAGCACCAGTCGACACGTCCCGCGGTGTGAACAGGGTCACGGCGAGCCAGTCGGCGTACTCCTTGCCGCGCGCCCAGTAGAAGATCCCGTAGTACCCCATCCGGTTGATCGTCGTCGGGGACACACCGTCGGCGACGAGCTGCGCGTGGACCTTGCCGAGCGCAGGGTGGTCGTCCGGGTGGATGCTGTCGAGCACGTCCTGCACGCCCGCCGGGATTGGTCCCTTCGCGAGGCCGAGCTCGACTTCGCCGCGGACAGCCAGCGCGAGGAGCTTGCCCGCGTTGGCGACGCTGGGCGGACGCACGGTGTAGGTGCGTCCGCCCAGCGTGAGGATGAGGTTCGGCTCAGCCCACGCGGCGAAGTCGACGCCGCTCACGCGCCGCGAGTGAACGTGAACGCGGCCGACGCGCCCCCGGGCGTGGTGACGATCACGGGCACGTTGCCAGCGTCACCGTTCGGGAGGATCGCGACGATCGTGGCGGGGTTCATCACGGCGATCTCCGGCGACGCGGTGCCAGCGAACGACACGGCGGTCGCGCCGGTGAACCCGGTGCCGTTGATGGTGACGAGGTCGCCGTCGTTCGCGCCCTCCGGGGTCACCGACGCGATGACCGGTGCGGTCGCCGCCCACCCGGTGAACGGGTTCGTGATCGGCTCGTACGCGCCCTTGCCGGACAGCGTGATCGAGTACACCTCGGACTCGCTGTTGCCGGTGTTCTGGCGGGTCGCTTCGACGGTGACGAACGCACGGCCGGCGTCGTCGGGGTCGGGGGTGCCGGTCTCGGGCTTGTGGTAGAACCGCACGTCCAGGACCGCGGCTTCACCCTTCGCGCGGGAAGCGTGGATGATCTTGTCGAGCTCGGGCAGAAGCTTGCCGGTGATCGTGGACCGGTTGCCCTGCGCGGTGAACGCCGCGGAGAAGGTGCGACCGGACACCGCTTCGTTGGTGTCGCCCATGTCGTCGTACGTGGTGACGTCCGTGGTGACACGGGGGAAGCTGGGAGCCCACCCGGAGATCCGGCGGAACGGCTGCCAGATCGGAACCGAGTAGGTGCCGAGGTTGATGTCGAGCCCGTGCTCGAAGCTCTTACCGAGCGCCGTGCCAACGGGAAGGGGAACCTTGTTCATGATGCCTCCGGGTTGTCGAGGATGATGCTGTAGTTGTCGGTCCGCTCCTCGCGGCCGTTGTCGTCGGTCACGCTCGGACCGAACGAGAAGCGGCGGATGCCGCTGATCCCCCCCACCCGGGGAAGACCGTCGAGCACGGCGAACGCGGTACCGGCCATCCGGTCCGCAGCGTCGCGCTGGTTCTTGCGGCCCCGGAAGCGGAGCTGCGCCCGCCGCCCGTACACGTGGCGGGGGGAGTCGTCGAGAGCGCCGTACACGCGTACCCCGATCGCAGCGTCCGGGGTCGCGGCGATGGCACCGTAGAAGATCGCGGTCTCGGTGGCCGTGTAGGCGGGACCGTCGGGGCGCCACTCCCACGTGGGAACCATGCCGAGCAGCTCACAGATACGGAGGGTCAGGGTCGCGTCATCCACCGTCGGCCCCGTCAATCGCGGCGGCGAGGATCGTGGCGAGGTCGACGTCGAACACCGCGTTCTCCAGGTACTTCGCCTCACCCCCGTCGGGGTGCTGGTAGTCGAGGTTCTCGTGCTGCAGGTAGGCGTGGGGTGCGGTGAACCGCACGGTCGCGCCGACGTCGTCGACGACCACTCGGCCGGACCTGCGGAGCTTGCCGGTGTCCTTCGGTGCCCTGGCACGTGCGTCTGCGAGAGCCTGCCGCGCGGCCTCCTTGAGACCGTCCTGCGCGGCCTGCTCGATCGCGGTCAGGCGGGCACTGTTGATCTTGGATGGCATGGGGGGCTCCTCACTCGAGCGAGAGGATCAGGTGCGAAGGCAACGGTGGCGGGTTCTCGTCCCGCTCCACCGCGATAACGGTGGATGTGCGTTCGTGTGCGGTGCCCGCCCACACGGTGACGAGCGCGCCCGCGACGACACCCGCATCGAGGGGGACGGTGACGGTCGTGGAAGACACAGCCTGCGACCCGTCCGCGGTGCGGATCAGCCGCTGCTCGTCCTTCACCTCCGCGTCCACGGTGCGGGGGGTCGCGTGTCCGCCGCCCATTCCCGTCGACCCTGTGGGGTCCTCGACGGTGACGGCGTGGGGGAACCAGAACGCGGTCCCACCGATCACCGGGGCACCTCCGGCCACAGGCGGGTGATGACACCCGCGGGCGGGAAGCTCCCGACCGGGCCAGGATGCGCCGGATCGGGGATGTTGAAGATGAGGCGAAGGTCACGCATGTCGCGGGCGTGGAACGCGTCGCCCACATCACGCAGCTTCATGCTCGTTCCGTTGCGGCTGAGCGACTCGACCGCACCAGCACCGGCCTCGGTCGCACGCTGCGCGACACGACGGAGAACCGCGATGGCGGTCTTCTTAATCTCGGACTCGTCCTCGACCGTGCGGAGCTGCGGGGCGATATCGAACGCTCGCAGCAGCAGCACCCGCCCGAGGTCCTCATCGCTCGTGAACTCTTCGTGCGTGATGCCGTCAGCCATGATCGCCCTTCCATCGGTGTGCGCCCCGTAGAGCGATCAGGACGGGCGACCCGCCCAACTACTGCCAGCACCGCTGAACGCGCGCAGGTGAAGCGCACGACGCTGCGGGTGGTGTGGATGCGGGGCGGCCCCGCGCATGATGCGCGCAGGACCGCCCCATGTGGATCAGGTCAGCGAACCGGCCTCGGCTTCGGCGGTGCGCTTCTCGATCTCCGCAGTGATCGCGGCGAGCTTCTCGTCCTTCTTGCCGTCGGACGGGATCTCGATGCTCCACTCGGCTGCGAACGCGTCGATCCGCTCGTGAGTCCAGGACTCGTCCGGGCCCTCGATCTCCGTGACCTCGGCGGTCGCCTCGGTGTCGTCGACCTCGGCGCCGTTGAGACGGTCGAACCGCTCGACGTCGTCCTCGTGCACGTCGACCTTGTCGCCGAGGTAACCCGTGACCGGGCGACCCTCGGCAGCGGCGTAGACGATGAACCCGCGGCGTACGGTACGGACGGCCATCAGCCCGCCAACCCCGTCAGCTTGAAGATCGAGTACGGGTCGGTGATGTACGACACGAACCGCGCGTCGTTCTGCACCCACGTGCGCTGCGTCTCCGGCTCGCGCCAGGTCTCCGTGGAGAGGACCTTCTCCGGACGCATCTCGCCGGGCTGCCCCGCCGCGAGAGCGTACGCCGTGCCGGCGGCGACACGGTTCGACGACTCCAGGTTCTGGATGCCGTAGTCCCCGAGCATCGAGGGCAGGTCCTTGCCGTAGACGATGCGGAGCTGCAGCGCCTGGTCGGGGTTGACGATGAGCGTGTCGATCACGACGCCGATCTCCTGCTTGTCAGCGAGGCCCTGGACGCGAGCGACGTCGGCAGCCGGCCACAGCGCGGCGTTCGACTGGCTGGAACCGCCGGTGACGACGTTGTTCCAGTTCGTGCCGGCGACGACCTGCGACGGGAACGCCGCGAGCGCCGCGTCCACGATCGCGATGCCGCGAGCGTCCTGGCGGCGCACCATCGCGTTCATGACCTTGCGACCCTCGCGCTGGATCACACCCTGGTCGTTGCGGTCGCGAGCCTCGTCGGTGACGAAGAACTTGCCACCGTGCTTCTCGACGGGCGCGACCTTCGGCTCGGGGTTGTCCGACATCAGGTTCGGGAACTCCGCACCGGGAGCGACCTCCTGCACGTCGCGCGTCGGGAACAGGTCGTTGAGCGTGAGCTGATCGTAGATGACCGCCCCGCCCGTGACGCTGCCCGGCGTCGAGAAGATCAGGGGGCTGATGTAGTTGCGGAGCGTGATGTCCGACAGGTACCGGGTGATACGAGTCGGCTGGGCCAACATCGTCTCCACCGTGATGGTGGAGCCGTTGACCGTGGGGGCCGCGAGCGGGTACGCGGCAGCGTTCTGTGCCATGTTGCTCTCCTCTCTCAGTAGAGCTCGATGAAGACGTCGTTGCCGGACGTTCCGGCCGACCAGGCGCGGCCGCGGGCCTTGCCGGAGGCGAGCGTGACGGCACGCCCGTTGGAGCCGATCTCGACCTCGGCGCCGAGAACGATGGTGCCGCCCGCGGTCACGGGGACGATCTCGCCCGGGTTGCGGAGGACGTGGAGCTTGCCGCCCGCCGCGGTGTCACGCGAAGCGACACCGACGCTCAGACCCGCAGCGGTCGCGGTGACCACCGTGATCGGCGTACCCGCGGCGACGTCCAACGCAGCCGAGATGTTGACGAAGGTCTTGCCGACCACGCCACCGGACCCTGCGGTCGCGGTGAGATCGGCGCCCGGACGGTACGCCGGGATGCACTCGTTGGCCATGATGATGTTCCCTTCTCAGCGCTTCCAGTGCGCGGGGTAGGCGTCTTCGGCCTGGGCCTCGCCGACGGCGTGCCCGACCTCCTCGACAGGGAGAGCGGTGTTCGGCTGCAGCGACGCGAGCGCGGCGGCCGTGGCCGTCTCGTTCTCGTCGAGCATCGAACGGAAGTGGTCGCGCGAGGTCGGCGCGATGCGACCCTCCGCGATCGCGGTCGCGATGATGCCGTCGCGGCGGGCACGGTCCTGCTCGGCGCGGGCCTCGGCTCCGGCGCGCGCGTTCGAGCGCAGCTCCTCGAGCAGGTTCGCGTCGATCGCGACCAGACCCTCGGGCAGTCCGGCCACCGGGTTGATGGGCTGGGCGGCGGTCGCAGCGGCGGCAGGAGCCGTCACCTCGGGCTCGGGCGCGCCGAGCCGCTCGTCGACCGCAGCCGTGGGGGCGTCGTTCGTCACGACGGTCTCCTTTCGGATGGGGG